CACGATGCCGGTTGTGAGGAAGAAGGAATTGCCCCCCAAGGGTGCCCCCCGCTACGCCAAGGGTGGCAGTGTCGCCCGTGGCATGGGCTGCACCTCCAAGGGCGGCGACTACGTAATCCGGTGAGGGTATCATGAAGAGCGGTATGAGGGGCGGAAAGCCTCGCGACATGGCCACCCACAAGAATGGCGGCAAGGTCAAGAAGCACTCCGCGGGCGGTGCCATTCGCGACGCTTTAGGGGAATACGTGCGCGATCCCCTTACGGGTACCCGCCAGTATGCTACCTTCAGCGACTGGATGGGCGACCTCTTCGGGAAAAAGAAGGCCGAGGAACCCAAGGCCAAGCCTGCGGCTGCCAAGGAGATGCGGGCTGCTGAGGACACGGGTACTCCCAACTCGCGTGAGAGCATCAGCGGCGTCCCCACCATGCAGGGTGTTGATACGGCTCCGGCTCCGGTGCGTCGTCCCTCGCAGGCGCAGAGCCGCAATGTCCAGCGCCAGCGGGCTCTTCGCATGGCGGCGGGTCCTGGTTTCCTCCCCAGCGATGAAGCGGTGACGGGTCCCACGCGTAGCCGTACTCCGCGTCCCATGTCGGAAGCAGAGCGTGCGGCAGAGCAGCCCGACCTTCGTCCGAGGCCACGCAGCGATGTGACGCCCGAGACCGAGACCCCAGGGTTCCGGCCTCCGGGTCCGGTGATGCGCGAGGGTCGCAGGCCCCTGCGTGAGATGGAAGATGAGCTTGAGACGATGGCCCGTGAGCGCGCCACGCAGGCTCCCTACACGCGCATCCCCCGAGCCCGCGAGTCAGAAGTCATGCGCAACCTTCGCAGGGCCGTTCATGGCGAGGAGCGCGCCCGGCAGATGGAATCCGAAGGCTATAAGGCCAAGGGCGGCAGCGTGCAGAAGTATGCCAAAGGCGGCTCGTGCCGGGGCATGGGTGCGGCCCAGCGTGGCGGCAAGTACACTATCAAGTGATGTAGCGCATGTCCACCTCCGGGACCACCAACTTCTCCCTGCCCCTCGATGAGTTGCTTGAACAGGCATCTCTTCGGGTGGGTGGGGAACAGACCCTAGGTACCGAAGCCCGGGTATCTCGGCGGGCTTTGAACCTCCTCTTTACCGACTTGCAGAATAGGGGCATCCTTCTCCACACCCTGGAGCAGGTACTGGTTACCCTCACCTCTGCGGTGGCTACCATCTCTTGCAGCACCGACACCCTTGACCTCCTGGATGCGGTGGTGCGGCGCAACAATACGGACTTGATGATGGTCCGCATTGGCTTCGGAGAATACCTCGACATTCCCCGCAAGACCCAGCAGGGCAGGCCCACCCACTACTTCGTCAACAGGCAGCGCGAGTTCCCCCTCATCTACGTGTGGCCCACCCCGGAAAACTCTACCGACATCCTCGTCTACTGGAAGATGCGCTTCGTGGAGGATGCGGGGAAACTCAGCAACGACCCCGACATGCCTCGGCGCTTCTGGCCCGCCCTGGTTGCCGGGTTGGCCTACTACCTAGCCATGAATCGCGGGATGCAATTCCCCACGGACAGGCTGGGCATGCTGAAGGCGGAGTACGAGGAGCAGTTGGGGCATGCCACCCAGGAGGACCGCGAGAGGGCTTCCTTGCGCATCGTCCCCCGCTACAGGTGACGCATGGGTAACTTCGCCTCCGGCAAACACAGCTACAGTCTATGTGATCGGTGCGGCTTCCGCTATCGCTACCTGCAGATCCGCAACGAGCCGGGCACCCGGTGGCGCGTGTGCAGCACCTGCGATGATGGCGAATTCAACCTCGTCACCCACCCACAGAATAGGCCCCCGCCCGTGTACCCCGACCCGCAGGCCATTCGATACCCCCGCCCTGATGTGCCCCTGGCCATCGACTACACTGAGACCGATGACCAACAGCTTCCGCTGGATGACGGCGGGCCCGGAGGATCCTGATGGCTATTGTCAACGCTGACCGCGTCCGGGAAAACACCACCACCAACGGCACTGGTGCTCTGGTTCTCCTTGGGGCCGTTACCAACTTCCAGACTTTCCTTTCGGGTGTGGGTAGCGGCAACCAGTGCTACTACGCCATCACCCACCAAAGCAAGAATGAGTTTGAAGTTGGGCTGGGTACCTTCACCCTCTCCGCTGGCATCCCGACCCTTTCCCGCAATACCATCTTCACTTCCTCCAACGGCAACCTCGTGGTGAATTTCACCTCCGGCACGAAGCAGTGCGCGGTAGTTTTCCCCGGCACCCAAATCGATACCATTGCCTCCAACGTGGGCGTAGCTGCCGGGTACGCCAACGACGCCAACACCTACGCTGCGCTTGCCTCAGTGGCTGCCGTCGACGCCAACCTCTATAGGGTTTCCGCCGCTGCCGAAGCGTCTCTCGCGGGCACATACGCTGCCGCCGCCTCGGTGTCCTACGTCGATGCCGCGAGTGCTGCCGCGCAGGCCGCCTCCCTTGCAGCCCAGATTTCCTCGGTTGCCACCGAAGCCTCCCTCGCGCTGGCGGCCGCCTCCCTCGCCCAGATCTACAAGACCTCCGCCTCCGCCTACGCCACCGAAGCCGGGGGCTATGCCTCAGTGGCCCAAATCTACAAGGTGTCTGCTAGCGCCTACGCTACGGATGCAGCCAACCAGGCCAGCATCGCCGGAGTCTACAAGGCTTCTGCGAGTGCCTTCGCCACCTCTGCGGCTGCTGATGCTTCCGCCGCCGCTGTCTCGCGCGCTGCCGCTTCCGCATTTGCCACGCAGGCCAACGACTCTGCCTCCGCAGCCTTGGTATATAGCAACTCGGCGGTGGCTGCAGCATCTGCGGCTTCGGTGGATGCCTCCCTCGCCTCCATCTATCGCACCAGCGCCAACGAGGCCGCCAGTGCTGCCAACGACTATGCGGCGCAGGCTTCTTCCTCTAACGTGTCGGCGGCGGCCAACGCATCCTCGGCGGCCATCTACGCAGCTTCCGCCCTCGCGGCGGCCACGAGTGCCAACAATGCGGCCAGCATCGCCGGGGTCTACGCGGCATCGGCGTCGGCATTTGCTTCGGCGGCTTCCCGCGATGCCTCCCTTGCCCTCATCTACAGGCTCTCCGCGTCGGCTTACGCCACGGAAGCTGGGGGCTACGCCTCCCTAGCCCAAATCTACAAGATCTCGGCGGAAAGTGCGGCAAATGTCGCCAGTATCGCCGCAGTCTCTGCCAATGCCGCCGCCTCCACGGCCATCGTGGAAGTTGCCAAGCTCAGCTCTTACATCAATGTGTCCACCGAGGGCCTCATTTTCCGAAACTCGGTGGGCCAGATCACCACCAAGATTATCCTGGCGGGGGCCAACGCTTCCGTATCCTTTGATGGCAGTGGCAACTTTGTCATCAGCTTCGTGGGTGGATGGGGGAGATAATGGCTACGTCCTACACCGAACTCTACAATTACATCAAGAGCGCCTCCGAGAATGACGATTCGGAGTTTGCCTCTGCCATTCCCACCTTCATCGACCAGGCCCGAATGCGCCTCAGCCGTGACATTGACACCTACGGCTTCGTAGTTTATACTACCGCTGCGGTCTCCACCTATCTCGTTTCGGTACCAAGCGATGCGTTGGTGCTGAAGGCCGTCAACTACGTGTCGGCGGGAAGGTATAGCCAACTTATCATGCGTACCGACGAGTTCCTCCGTGAGTATTGGCCCGACAGGACCTCCGTGGGGGAACCCAAGTACTACGCGCGTTGGGGCTTCAACCAGATCCTCATTGCCCCCGCACCCTCTACCAGCGCCTCCCTTGAGATTTCCTACGTGCAGATCCCCACCAGCATTGGCAGCGTGGGTACCTCCACCAACTGGTTGACAGAGTATGCCCCCGAGGCCCTCTTCTACGGGTGCATGCATGAGGCCTGCATGTTCATGAAGAACTACCAGGCCGCCGGTATGTGGGAAGCCAAGTACCAGGATGCCGTAGCGAAGCTGCGCAACGAGGCCCGGCGCACCCGCCAGGATGACAACCTCAACAATAACTCGCCCGCCGGTGGCGACAATACTCTGCAAGGTGGTGTGTAATGCCCTCTACCTACTCTCCCTCCCTCCGTCTGGAATTGCAGGCCACTGGCGAGAACGCCAACACCTGGGGTACCAAGACCAACAACAACCTGGAGTTGATCGAGCAGGCTGTAGCGGGCTACGTCAAGATCACCCTCACCAGCGCCTCCGCCACTTACCCCCTTACTATCGCAGATGCTTCGGCCTCCGATGGACGCAACGCCTACATCGAGTTCGTGGGCACGGTGGCTTCCGCCATCAGCATCACGGTGCCCGACGTGGAAAAGGGCTACTGGGTCAAGAATAGCGCCACGGGCAGTGCCCTCACTTTCCGCACCTCTTCGGGTACGGGCGTCGTCCTCCCCACCAACCAGTGGGTCAACCTCGTCAGCGACGGCGCTTCCATCACCTCCACCTTCCCCACCTCCATCGCCGGGTACGCTCTCCTCAGCGCCACCCAGACCTTCACGGGGGCCAACACCTTCACCTCGGCGGTGAACATCCAGAGCGCGACCTCCCTGGCTTCCACCTTGGTGGTAGGTGGCGCCGCAACCTTCAACAGCCAGGTCAGCGTTTCCGGCGTGATGGTCGTGGGCGCAGGCGCTGTGGCAACTCCCTCCTACAGCACTACCGGCGACACCAACACCGGCCTCTACTTCCCCTCCGCCGACACCATTGCCGCGACGACGGGCGGTAATGAGCGCATGCGGATCGACTCCAGCGGTAATATAGGTATTGGTACGACTTCACCCGTTGCTGGATCAAGACTGGCGGTTGTCGGCGGCGGCATTCAGTTAAGCGGCGGTACTACTTCGCAAGAAGGTGTTCGTATTCAAAGGGCATCTGGTCTTTGTAGTTTTACCGGAATTAACAACGACAACAATGCCTATAACGCCCTTACTTTTGCTACAGGTGCGTCTGAAGCCATGCGGATCGACAGCAGCGGCAAAGTCGGCATTGGGACGAGTTCGCCCGATTACCTTTTGACACTTCAGACCGGCGACGCAGCAATATCCATGAAGGATACTGGCGGAACAACCAGAGCCTATATTGGTACTGCTGGGATATTAGGTAGCGCGCCAACTGGTGCTTTGCGACTGCGGTCAGATCAGGGCGGCATAGTTTTCGGTTATCTTGGCTTCGAGACAATGCGGATCGACACCGCCGGCAACGTCGTTGCGGGCGGGTCTGTGGCTCTAGCCACTACCGCCACGAACGGCTTCCTGTATGTGCCGACCTGCGCTGGCACGCCGACGGGGACGCCGACCGCAATCACCGGCATGGCTCCCATCGTCGTCAACACCACCAATAACAAGCTCTTTTTCTACAGCGGCGGCGCATGGCGTGACGCCGGGCCATGAGGGGTAACATGAAACTTGAACTCAGCGTCAACGAGATCAACGCAATCATGGCTGCGCTGGGGCAGATGCCCTACGCGCAGGTCTTCGAGCTGGTAGAGAAGATCCGCCAGCAGGCAACTCAACAGATGGAGCAGAAAGATGGCTGAGATTTCTTGGGACATTGCGGCGCTGGATTGCGCGACACTCAAGAATGGCCTCTCGAGGGTTGTCACCGCCGTGCATTGGCGCTGCAACGGCGTCGATGGCGATCATGTCGGCAGCAGCTATGGTTCGGTGGGGCTGGCCGATGCGGACCCGGCGACATTCGTGCCCTTTGATGCTTTGACCAAGGACGTTGTGGTGGCGTGGGCAAAGGCGGCGCTTGGCGATAGTGTCGCTAAGATCGAGGCGGGCATCGAAGCTCAGATCGCTGCGTCAAAGGCTCCGACGACCGTGACGCCGCCGTTGCCGTGGCATGTGAAATGATTCAACTGCAAGAGACTCAAAAGGCTGCGCTCGACGCCGCCTCCATCGGGGCATGGGTCGGCGCCCTGGCCGGGTGGCTGCCTGCCCTCGCCGCGGCGCTGTCGCGCGTGGACGATGATTCGCATCTGCGAGACTCGCACAGTGCAGTGGTGGCAGTTGCTTTGTGGCGGGGGTAGTCGTGGATGACCAAACCAAGAACCTGATGGATACTGCAAGCCTTGTTACCATGGTGGGCACCCTCGCTGGGATCCTCCCAGCCATCGCCGCTATTTTCACCATTGTGTGGACCTCCATCCGTATCTACGAATCCAATACGGTGCAGAAGTACCTGAAGAGGCGTCGCGGTGGCTGATGGAATCGCCAGTCCTCGCCTCATCCCCGTAGGCGCCAAGCCCGGTATCAACCGTGAGCTGACGCGCTATGCGGGTGAGGGTGGCTGGTACGACGCCGACAAGGTGCGCTTCCGCTTCGGCCAACCCGAAAAGATTGGCGGCTGGCAAAACATCAACGGCGTGGGGGACTCGGTAAACGTACCGGGTGTCTCCCGCAGCCTCTTCACGTGGGTCACCCAGGAAGGCCGCGTCTACCTGGCGGTGGGCACCAACTCCCACCTCATGGTGTGGTACGGCGGAGAGTACTACGACATTACCCCGGTGGACACCTCGGTCTCGGCCAGCAATATCATCAGCACCTCTGCGGGTTCCACCATCATCACGGTGTCGGTATCTTCCCACGGCCACGGCACAGGCGACTATTTCTATTTCACTTCGGTGGCTGCCACGGTGGGCGGCAACATCTATCCGGTGTCGGCACCCCTGGGGGGCTACCCCATCACCTTCCTCACGAGCAGTGCCTTCACGGTGGACACGGGCGTCACGGCGGCTGCCACCTCGGCATCGGGGGGCGGAATTGCCACGGGCTTCTTCCTGGTCAGCGCAGGTGTCGCATCCAACGCCGCCAACTTCGGGTGGGGCGCCGGAGTGTGGGGCGGCGGCCAAGGCTGGAGTACTCCCGCTTCGGCTGCCCTGGTGCAGACCCTGCGCTACTGGAGCCTGGATAGCTGGGGCGAGGACCTTGTTGCCAGCCCCCGCAACAACGGCATCTACTACTGGGATTCCTCGCAGGGCGTCAACGTGCGGGCCTACCAGGTTACCGCCTCGCCCACCCAGAACACCCAGATCCTGGTATCCCCAGAGGATAGGCACCTCATCTCCTTCGGGTGCCCCGATGCCCTGACTTCGGTGGTCAATCCCCTCTACATCCGTTGGTGCAGCCAGGAAAATATCAACGACTGGACGGCCTCGGCTACCAACACGGCGGGGGACAAGGTATTATCGGGTGCCTCCCGCATCATTGCGGCGCGCCGCACCCGTGGGCAGATCTTGATATGGACCGACGAAAACCTCTACAGCATGCAGCAGGTGGGCCCGCCCTACACCTTTGGCTTCCAGCTTATTGGTACCAACTGCGGCACCCTTGGGCAGAATGCCATGGTGGAGGTGGGGGGCCGCACCTTCTGGATGGCGGATGAACGCTTCATGATATATGATGGTGCTGCCGCCCGGCCCATCCCCTGTGACGTGCTGCGTTACGTCTTCGACAATCTGGACCGCGACCAGTTGGACAAGATCTATTGCGGCAGCAACACCTCCTACAACGAGGTCATCTGGTTCTACCCCACCGCTTCGGGTGAGGTGGACCGTTACGTCATCTATGACTACGTGCAAAACGTGTGGAGCATCGGCAGCATGGTGCGCACGGCGTGGCTGGACCAAGGCATCAATTCCTACCCTATTGCCGCCGGGTATGCCAGCGCCACCAAATTGTACTACCACGAATACGGCAACAACGATGATGGCGCCGCCATGTCTTCCTACATCGAGAGCAACCTCTTCGATCTCGATGCGGGCCAGGAACTGATGTTCGTTGACCGTATCATCCCCGACTTCTCGGATAAGGATGGGGACACCCTTCCGGTTCCCATCGAGATTACCCTGCACACCCTAAAGTACCCCAACACGCCCACGTCGCAGGAGATCACCAAGGGGCCCTTCCAGGTCTCCGCCCACACCCAGAAGATCGACCTGCGCATACGGGGGCGCCACTCCTACTACCGCATCGAGAGCGAGGGCCTCAACGCCTCGTGGCGCCTAGGTGCCCTGCGCTTCCGCGTTGCCCGGGATGGTGAGCGATGAAGCCCCTGCTGCCCCTGCCGCCGCCCAGCCTTGCCGCCGATGCCCAACTGGCTTGGGGCGAGATGGTGCGTGTCCTCACTCTCTACCACGGTCAAGTTGTTACGGGCCCGGCAGTGACAGGCTACGCGGTTTCCGGTACAGTACCCACCAGCGCCACCATCGACCTCGGTAACATCAATGTTACTGCGGTGGCCTTCACCATGGTGAAACTCCTCAACGACCTGCAGGACAAAGGCTTGGTAAAGGTGGACAAGACATGAAGGGCATTGAATCCGTGATGCGCGGCTACGCCGCCGGTGGTCCCGCAAACCCCTTCGAGGACTACGCGGGGGCCCCGCAGGCATACAACCCCTTTGCCGGTCTCTCCTACCTCAGCATGCAGGGCAGGCCCCAATATGCCATCCGCCCACCCGCCACCATCATTACCCCCGCAGCTTCCACCACGGGTGGCTACCGCGACATCTACGGCAACCTCGATGCCATCAAGGCGGCGCAGGCAGCCAAGAAGGCAGCGGAGGCGGCAGCCAGGATTCCCCCATCGGTGCCCGAGATTCCCAGCGCACCCCCCGAAGTCGGCGGCGATAAGGGTGATCCCGCAACCGCCGGAGGTACTGCCACCACGGAATCCTTCCGCGATTTTGCCTTATCCGCCCTAAGTGCCCTCAATCCCCCGCTAGCGTTAACGGGCATCCTTGCGCAAATGGTTGCCAATCCCTCAAGGATGCCCACGACCCCCGGCCCCTTTGGATTGTATGACGCAATTGCGGAGAGGGGGTACGACCAGCGTGCTGGAGAATTCACGGGTCCGGGCGGACAGTTTCGTAGCGCATCTCCCACTCTTGGCGGCATATCCGACACTGACATCAAGGCATTCAATGAAAAAATTGCTGAGAATGCATTATTTGCTGTACCGGCACGCCGGGCGGATCCGAATGCCTCCGCAGCACCTGCAGCCCCGATACCTCAGTCAGCACAGGCCGTTGTTGCGGGATTGGACAAAGCTTTGGCTGCCATTGTCGAATCTGAGCGCAATGCCGCAGTAGATAAAGCTATTTCTGACATAATGTCGGATCTTCCGGCAGCACCTGCAGCCCCCGCAGCACCTGCAGCCCCGATACCTCAGTCAACACTTGCCGTTGTTGCGGGATTGCCAGCACCGGCACTTGAAGACGCTCCTGTTATTGTTATGCCTTATTTTCCAGCCGAGGTATACGGGCAAAACAATTTGGGGCCCCCTCTTGGATTTGACACCGGAGTTAATTTTGGGCCTGAAGTTCCGGGTGTTGACATCAATGTGGATCCGGGGCAGGGACCTCCGGGATCTCCGGGCGCAGATCCTTCCCCCAGTGATAGCGGAGATGTCAGCGGGGATACCGGCGGACCTCCGGGAGGTTGGGCCCAAGGTGGCTACGTACCGGGCAAGAGTGGCGGGATGGACGACGACGTGCCCGCCGTCATCGATGGCAAGCAGCCCGCGCGGTTGTCCTCCGGGGAGTTTGTTTTCGATGCTGCGACGGTTGCGGCGTTGGGGGATGGCAACAACCAGGCGGGGGCCCGCAAGTTGAATCAGCTTCGCGAGGCCATCCGAAAGAAGGCTTACGGACACAAGCGTCAACCTCCCAAGAACTACAGCGTGGGGGACCTGGTGAGGATGTATGATCGTCGCCGCTGAAGAAAAGGATATCCCGGCGATGGGTGGCCTGCTGGTGGAGATGCATGCTTCCATCCCCATGAAGCTTCCCCCCATTGCCCCCCACAAGGTGGAGGCTGCCCTGCGCCATTGCATGCAGAATGGCAGGATCTTCCTCGGATACAAGAAGGAGAAGCTGGCGGGTATCCTCGGCATCCAGGAGGGGGAACACTGGTACAGCCACGGGAAGTTTCTCGCCGACCTGGTCTTCTTCGTTTCTCCGGGGGCGCGGTCCTCCCGCATTGCCTCCCACCTGTTGCGCGCAGCTTCCGAGTATGCTACAATTAGGGGCCTTCCCCTCCTCATGGCAGTGGTGAATGGCGAAGACGTGGAGCGCAAGGATTGGTTTTACGCCCGCCATGGATTCCAACGCATCGGCGGCGTTTATCATAGGGGTTTTTGATGTCTTTCCTCTGCACCTCCACCACTACCACGCAGCCCACCACATCGGTGCAAACGCAGCAGATCCCCGCGTGGTACGAGGAGGCACTGCAGCGTCTCATTGGCGCAGGTGAGGCGGAAACGGCGGCGCGCCCCTACCAGTACTACGATCCCCGCGAGCGCATCGCCCAGCTTAGCCCCACCGAGGAAGCCACCATTGCCCAGATCCCCATGGCTGCGGGTGCCTACATGCCTGGGTTGGCTGCGGGATACCAGAGTGCCGCCATGGGCTCCCGTGGGGTGAGCGACATTGACTACTCCCAGTACATGAACCCCTACACCCAGTATGTCACCGACATCGCCAAGCGCGAGGCGATTCGCGACTACGAGAAGATGCGCCCCCAGATGGGATTCCAAGCCAGCAGGCTGGGTGCCTTCGGGGGTGCGCGCTACGGGGTGCAGGAGGCGGAGGCGGAGCGCAACCTGGGTCAGCGCCTCTCGGACATCCAGCAGACGGGCCTCGAGAGGGCCTTCTCTGCGGGCACCGGCCTCCAGCAACAGGAGGCACAAAGGCAGTTGCAAGCCGCCCCCATCTTTAGTAGCTTGGGTCAGCAGGCACAGCAGTTGGGATTGGGTGGCCTACAGTCCATCATGCAGTCCCAGGCGGTGCCACGCCAGCTTGAGCAGCAGCAGCGTGACCTTGCCTTCCAGGAATACATGCGGGGCCAGGGTTACGGGATGCAGCAGCTTGGGCAGTTGAGCGGCTTGATCCGAGGAGTGCAACCCGGTGGCACTGCCACCACGCAGCAGCAGACCCTCATCCCGCAGCAGTCCCCGCTGCAAACTATTGCTGGCCTTGGCCTTACTGGCGCTGGCATCTATAACCTCATGGGGTACGGTCCCCAGAATCCTCTCTTCGGAGCAGCCCGCGGGGGAGCTTCCGGGGCATTCGCTGGGCTCCTACCTTGATATGGCAGACGATAATCCGCTCCGACAGTATTATGACTTGAAGTACCAGGACAATCCTGAGGTGCAGCGCAACCTGCTCATCGAGGCGGCGGTGTCGCGTGGTTTTCCGCCCAACTTCCTCATCAACCTGCAGCAGATCGAGACGCCGGATGCCGTGAACCCGCGCACCGAAATTGGGCGTACCCCGCTTCCCGGGGGTGGGCGCGCCAAGGGCATCCTGCAATTTACCCCCAAAGCGGTGCGTGACTACGACATCGACCCCTATAGTGTCTCCCAGAGTGCCTTTGCTGCCGCCGACATGGCCGACAAGAATCGGCAGATGCTGCGCAAGAGGTTTCCCAACCTCAATGAGGATGACCTCAACCACCTCACGGCGGTAGCCCACTTCGCTGGCTACGGCAACGTCAGCAAGGCAGGGGGCATCCCCAACACCCCCCTCGCCCAAAAGTATTCCAACAAGTTGCGCACGATGCAGCAGCGGGATAAGCAGACGTTGCGAGATGCTGTTTCCCCGCCCATGCCTCCTCCCCCGCCCCCCGCCAAGCCAAGAGGGGCTGCGGCGCAGCCGGTGCGCAAGGGATCCAACATCTACGACATCCAGCAGATGTATAGCAATGTCGGGGAATACCCCGCAGACATCGACATTTTTTCCCGAGGTTGACCATGGCTGAGTTTCCAGACATTTACTCGATGAGCTATGATCAGCTTCAGCGGCTCACCCAAGATCCGTCTTTTCGGGATGCCGGCTGGTTCTACCGTACCCAAGCATTGACTCGTCTAAGGGATTTGTCTTCGCGGGAACAGTCTCGGCGGGCCGTCGCCCCGATGATGAATCCGGAAGTTGCTCAAAGGGAATCCGAGCGCCTGGGAGCAGAAGCTGCGCGGGAACGTGAGCGCGTTGGGCAGTCAGCTTCGAGGGCACGGGATATTGCAGCGGGCATGGAGCCTCCGCAGTATCAACCCTATTCCGTGGACCTCACCCGGCTACCGCCGCCTTTTGCGCCTCAGGCTCCTGCGCCGCCTCCGCCTGCGCCTCCAGATCCTGAGGTGCGGCAGCCCCCGCAGAGCATGGTTGATGCCATGCGCGCCTTCCTCGGGCAGCCCGGAGCTGGAGGTGGTGGACGCGCCTTCGCCGCGCAGCAGGGCAAGTACGAGGATCCCGAGGAATACAAGAAGCGGGTCATGGCAGAGCTTCCCGAGGAGCGCAAGGCCCAACCCACCTACAAGGCTGACCAGGGCATGGCCCTGCTTGAGACCGGCCTCAAGATCCTCAGCGCCCAGCCCAAGCTGGGTCAGGGTGCCCTCAGCGCCATCGCGGGTCCCGTTGCCGAGGGCGTCAAGGAGTATCGTGGAGAGCGCGAGAAGCAGCGCCTCAGCGAGAAGGAAGAGGCCAAGGAGACGCGCGAGGACAAGCTGCGCATGGCCGGGATCAAGCGCGACATCGAGAACTCCGCCTTCGAGCGCGACAAGGCCATCAAGACCTACGGCCTCGAAGTGGACAAGCTGCGAGAGATGCAGCGCCACAACATGTCCAGCGAAGCCACTGCCGCACAGTCCGCACGCGTGGCCCAAGCCAGTCTCCTCGTGCAGAGCGCCAACGTGGACATCAATCGCGACCAGCTCAAGGCCAACCTTGCGCGCCAGCCTGCTCAGATCTTCAAGGATCTGGAGAGCAGCGGCGTCATCGATACCGTGTCCGAGCTACAGGGCAAGCGCGACTCCGGGCAGCGCCTCTCTCCCGAGGAGAATGCGCAGTTGGCCCGGGCCACCATGCAGATTGGCATCATGACGGGCAACTATGCTGGCCTGCTGCGTAGCGACAGTGCGCAGGATCGCCTCATGGCGCAGAACGCAGCCAACCTGCTCAAGCAGGCCAAGGAGATGGCAGCCCGGGGCGATCCTGAAAGGGCCGCAGAACTTGAGCGCAGGGCCATGCAGATGATGATGCAGTCCATGGGTATTAGCAGCGAGGCACCTTCTCCGCCGCAGAGCCTCATAACCCCGAGGTAGTAATGGCCGACACCAAGTACGAGTGGGACGGCACCAAGTACGTCCCATTCCGAAATACGCCCGGGGCCTATGTCATCGAGTGGGATGGCATGGACTGGGTTGCCAGCAAGACCCCCGAGGGCCCGGGGGCATTCACGCGTGGCCTTGCTACCGGGTGGGAGCAGACCAAGGGTCTTCTCTCGGAGGCCCTGCCTGCCATGGTCCAGTCCACCATGGGCTACGACGAGGCGGCGCGCCGGAACCTGCAGGCCTACAAGGAGCGCCTAGACAAGCTGGACAAGGCCGGGCTCCAGGCCAAGATGACCTACGAGGATGTTAACAGCCTCGGGACCCTCTACGACTACGGAGCCGAGGCCTTTGGCCAGGCACTGCCCAGCATAGCTGCCGCCCTCATCCCCGGCATCGGCTTGGGCGCAGCGGGTTCGCGGTTTGCTGCGGGCCGTGCTGCAGCGGGCATGGTGGCTTCGAGGGCAGCGGCCCTTGAGCAGGCGGCCCAAGCCTCTGGCCAGGTGCTCACCAAGGAAGCCGCGCATGCTGCCGCCATGGCGCAGGTCAGCCAACAGCTTGGTATTGCTTCCGGTGCCATGGTTGGTTCCGGGCTGCAGAACATTCCAGAGTCGTTTGCCAACATCTACGACGAGACCCAGCAGCTTCGCCCAGGCGCTGCCTTTGCCGTGGGTACGTTGAAGAGCGCCCTCGATTCCATAGCACCCGTGATGCTGCTGCGCAAGACGCAGGGCGTGGAGATGGGGGACAGGCTCACCAACCTCATCTCCTCCAAACTGCTGCAGGGCAGGCCCGGCTGGAGTGGTGCCCTGAGTGGCCTCCTTCAGACTGCGGCCACGGAGGGTCTCACCGAAGGTGCGCAGGAAATCTTGGACCAGGCGGCAGTTAATGTCCTCGCGGACAAGAGCTTCGACTGGAAGAGGGTGGTGGATGCGGCCCTCAAGGGTGGCATCGGCGCAGCTCCCATTGGTGCGGCAGCCGGGGCCTACGGGGCTCGGCGTACAGCCCAGGCGGAGGAGCAGCAGCAGCGCGAGGCCGAGGAGCAGAAGGCCCAGCAGGAAGGCATCCTGCAGCAGCAGCGCGCCGCCGAAACCAAGAAGATGGAGAGCCAGCGCGCCCAGTACCTCAGTGCGGTGCAGCTCCCCGAGGCCTACGCTCTGGCCAAGGAGTATGATCCCGGCAAGCTCCTTGGTCCCGAGGCCAAGCTGGAGGACAAGCTCAAGCGCAAGCTGGCCATGCGCCAGAACCTCACTCCGCAGGAGGAGGGCGCGCTGGTCAACATGTCCCCGCAGGAGTTCGAGCGTTACCTCAAGCTCACTTTGGAGGAAGATCCGGAAGTAATCAAGGACATTCCGGAGATCGCCACCTACGACTACATGAACGAGACCCCGCCCCCGGTGGCCAAGGGTGCAGCTCCCACCGCCGTGGATACCATCTACGATACGGTGCGCGAGAACATCCCCACCACCAAGCAAGGTACCCGGGATCCCAACCAGGTCTTCACTCCCAAGTTCCTTGAGGAACTGGGCCTCACCACCACGCCAGAGCAGAACAAGGAAGTCCTTGCGCGCCTCGTGGCCGAGGGCGAGGTGGTGCAGAAGGGTGCGTTCTTCCGCTTCACCTCCGACTCGGAGAAGCAGGCCTTCGACGTTCGGCGCAATCCCAAGCTCATGGATGCACTGCGCACCGAGAGTCCCGAGACCAAGCTGCAGAAGACGTGGCTGGAGAAGGCCATCGGGGAGCCGGTGGATCCTGCCTCCGTGCCCAAGCTCTTCAACATGCTGGCGCAGGAGGGCATTGTCAACAAGCATGGGCCCTTCTGGAAACTTGCCGCGCCCCTCAGCATCGACCGCAAGATGCGTCAGCGCCTCTTCGCCATGGGCTACACTCCCGAAGAGATCCAGGACATGGATCCCCGGGAAGCCAACAACCTCATCATCAACAACACCTGGCGTGGCAACATCCCCGCCGCACCTGCGCAGCCCACTGCCCCCGCACCTGAGGCTCCAGTCCAAGCTGTTGCCCCGGCACCTGTTGCCCCGGTGGATACCCCGGAGATCCAGGCTCTGTTCGATTTGGGCAGGCAGCGTGGGTACGTGACGGATAAGGAGATATTTGACGCAGCACCCGATGTCAGTTCTATAGAGCGTGCTCTAGAGCAGCTTGAGAAAGAGAACATCGAAATTAGGGAGGAGCCTGTTGCGCCCAAGGTTCCCGCCCCCAAGAGCAAGAGCTTGACGGAGATACTGCAGGAAGCTGGTATAGAGCCTGAGGTTACTCCGACGCAAGAGGCTCCACCTCCCATGGGCCCCGCACCCACCATCGCGCCCACGGAGGTTACCCCCGCCGCAGAGATCACTCCGCCCGCTGCGCAGCCAGATGCGGGCGCAACCTTGGAAAACATTTCAAAAGCCTACAAGGCGCTGGCTGGAACCGATTGGCAAAGCTATCAAGGTGCGCGCGGGCCCCTGGTTCTGGTCGCCCATCTCCTCCAGAGCATTCGCGCCAGCAATCCCCAGTACGCCAAGGAAGATCTTGCGCGGGATTTGCATCTGATAGACAGGAATCCCGACCTGCTTACCAAGGATGGGGCGCGCATCAGTTTCCTTGCCTCTACGGTAGCCAAGGAGCGGAGGGCCAAGCCCGTTATCTTCAAGGACGCGCAAGGGCGTTCATTTCCATACTACGCGATCACTTTTGTCAAGGAAACCCCGGCGGATACCCCAGAGATCCAGGCTCCACCTCCCAGCCCCATCAAGGTGGGCGATGTCGTGTCCGTTCCCGATGGTACCATTGGAACCGTTGAGCGCATAGAAGGCAACAGGGCTACCATCATTCCCAAGGGCTTTGAAGGTACCCCGAGGCGCTACGAGTATGCAACTGACATCCTTACTCCGGAAACCCCGGATGTGATGCGCAGCTCTACCGTGGTAGAGACTGATCTTGCCATTGACCCGAAGCTCATCCTTGAGAAGTTTGCCGCGACCACGTATGGCAATCGTCCGAGCATCTTGGCTGTCAAGGAGCTTCTTCAGAATTCCTTCGACGCGGTGAAGGAAGCTCTCTACAAGGGTGAGATCACCAAGGGCAAGATTGATATCACTGTTGATGAAGCCACCAAGACCCTGACTGTAGCCGACAATGGCATAGGGATGTCCCGCGATGTCCTGCTCAAGGCGTTCTTCACTCTTGCCGGGACCAAGAAGGATACGCCTCCGGCCATGCGCAGTGGCGGCTTCGGCAACGCCAAGCTGGCCCTGTTCACGATGTCGGAAGGCATACGCATCGAGACTGTAAGGGATGGCGTCAAGACTGTCACGGATGTCGATAGTGCCAAGCTGCTCGATGCGGTTGGCAGGGTCTCGGCCCCCGAAGGTACGTCTCGATCCATCCGTGCTGTTTCGTCCCCCACGACGGAAAAGAATGGCACGGTAGTCAGCATCAAACTCAAGGATACGTGGACCGATTCCAGAAATGGTACAGTCAATCCTACAGATGTTGATACGGATTCGGTTGATGAAATACTTGATCGTCCTTGGATAGCCAGTGATGAAGCTGGAAACTTGTATGATTTTGAAGTAACCGTCAACGGTCTTCCAACTAGCTTGGGAGTTGGAAAGGAATATCTTAGAAACCGCGACTACACTAAATTTACTACCGTGTCTTTTCCTTGGGGCGACATTGTCATGTACCGGAGTACGTTACCGTATTCCGAACCGGGCAAACTTGGGTACTATGGAAGAAGGCATAGGGTTCTTTCCAGCGGCGCGTTTCAGTTCGATGCGCAGATTGGTGCTGCGGAAATTGATCCCTATGGCACTGCGTATCCGTATGACTTGATTCTTGATGTGAAGCCCAAGGTGGCTGCTGGGGACAGGAACTATCCCTTCAATGATATCAGAGAGAATTGGCGGGACACGGTAGTTCCATCGATGGCAGCCTTGAATGCGGTCTTCCGTAAACTTTCTGGGGCCAAGGGCACGGAAGATCTTGCGGCCACGATGGCCAACACGTACACTATGGGCAGGGTGGATCCCTTCGCTACGGGGGCCAAGACGTACAAGGCTCCGGTCAAGATTCCTGCAGCTTCCATTGCGGCCCCCAGCGTGGTTGGCATTCCCGACAAGTTGGATGTAAAGTACAACACCAAGACATCAGCGTTTCAAGTCACGTATGACAAGAACGGGAAGACGGAAACTCTTGACAATTTTCTGAGTGGGGCAAAGACTGAACCTCTGAAGGGAATCGATGTAGATACTCCCCTGTACCACAACAACCTTAATGTGGATCTCGTGGAGGTAGGAAGACAACACGGCAATCCCGTGGCTTACATGAGCGACATTGCCAGCATCTTCATGGAAATGCGTAAAGCCCTTCAGGGTTTTGGCGGCAACAAGTTCTATGGCAATATGCAGTTTCAGAATTTGCTTAAAGAATACTACATGGGCGTAGGTTTTGACACGGAATACTACGGACTCAATTCCAGGGTTCCGTTCAAGTCCATGCTGATAAATCCGGTAGCTTCAAAGAGCCAAACCATACAAGGCATTACTTCCCATATCTACAACACCATGATACATGAACTTGCGCACGTGCAAGTATTTGGACACGACGCGAACTTCATCTCGGCCATGGCAAACATGGAAGAATTCTTGGCTGACAACGGATACCAAGATCCCCTGCGCCGTGCCATTGAATCCACTGTTGCCAAGAACTTCAACATGATAACCAAAATGCGAGAGGCATTCAATGATCGCAACACAAAAAATGTCGCAAATAGCATTGCGGCAGGCGACAAGGTCAAACCCTCCCTCATCGTGGAAGGAGGTAGGCGAGGAAGCCTTGTTGACGCACTTGACCCTTTTCGGGCAGGAGGGGAACTCGGAAGGGACCCGGGCTTCAGCCGAGGCGCTGCAACTGCTGCGGAGCAGCAAGTCGCTTCAAGACTTCCAAACCAAGGTCGATTCATTGTCCCGGAAGGAATCTCCCGGGAAATGAACGATGCCCTCAACGTGATGGAGCAGGGCAACTTCCGCCAGATGGAGGGCGGCGAGGCTTTCACCAAAGACATCTCCTGTGGGTAAGTCATGACCGTATGCATTCCAGCCAAGTCGGGCGTCATCGACAACACCCTCGCCAAGGTGGTGGAGCTTCGCTCCCTCCTCGAAGCCGGTGCGCTACAGCCCTCCATGCTCAAGCTCATGAGCAATGCGCAGCGGTACCTCAGCGGCTTCATCAGCATCGACAACCTCGCCACGCGCTTCCCTACCCTGCGTCCCTACGTCAAGGCGCTGAAGCTGGGCGAGGAGCTTCGGGCCCGCATGGGCCACAAGTACCAGCCCGTGATGCGCAAGGTGGCAGCACTGTCTTCCCGGCAGTCTCGCGACCTCATGCGCCTCATCGAGATCGAGAATGCCGAGGAGACCTTGGCCACGGAGAATGCGGACGGCAGCGCCAGCATCGTGGCCACCGAGGACCATGTTGGCTCCAAGACCGGGGACATCGTCACCCTGCCCAAGGAACTCAATGCACTGCGCAAGGACGTGCGCGTCATTCTCGATGACATCTACGACAACGTCATCTCCGCAGTGAAGACCTCGCTTGGCTTCGACCCCACCCTTACCATCTCCGAAATCGAGAACCTCAAGGTCGAGGGGCGCACACCCGAGGAGACCGCCAAGCTGCAGGATGACAACAAGGCCGCAGCCGCCATCCTGCGCAGCATCGAAAGCGCCCGCCGCGTGGGCTACTTCCCGCAGGTGCGCCGTGGTGCCTTCGCCGTGGAGTACTACATCGGGGACCAGAAGCACATCGAGTCCTACGACTCCGTCCTCGCGGAGGGCATGCCCGCCCTGGATCGCTTCCCCGCCCTCAAGAGTTCCCGCGCCAAGGCCGAGGCCCGTGCAGCACAGCTCCGCAAGGAGGGAGTGCAGACCGTCAAGATCCGAGACCTGCAGGCCGAGCAGGAACTCTATGACCTGTACCTGCCATCCTCCAACGAGATGCAGCGCATCGATGTGCTCTTCCAAGCCATCATGACGCCCAACAAGGACGACCCCCAGAAGCAGGTTGCCGACATCCTCAAGCGCCTCAAGGTTGAGGCCGAGAAGCGCCGCACCCCGCGCTTGCGCAAGAGGTTCGACATCCCGGGGTGGCTGCGCCCCGACAACTACGACACCTACTTCCGCAGTACCTTCGCGCCCTTCACCTACCAGATGACGGACTGGATTGCCAACAAGGCCACGGAGGATACGCGGCGCAGCGCCATCTCCAAGATCCAGGATCCCAAGCTGCGCATCATCGCGGAGAAGCAGGAGAAGTACCTCCACAGCAACGAGGCCCTGGTCGCCAAGCTCAAGAGCGTGGCCTTCCTCTATACGCTGGGCGGCAACCTGTCTTCGGCCATGGTGAACCTCACGCAGCTCCTGCACACCACCGTTCCCTTCCTGGGCGGAGTGGGCGGCACCGGCAATGCGATGAAGGAACTCAGCATCGCTACCACCCAGATCCTGCGCAACATCAAGCTCTCGCTGGATCCCGACAAGATCCTCGACGTGGACAAGATGACGGAACTCACCTCCGACGAGCGCGCCATGTTCAAGGAACTCTTCAGCAGTGGCTATGCCGAAGCCCTCCTCACCCGCGACCAGGCTGGCTCCCTCCTTGCGCAGTCCCAGATCGAATCCGTCTACGGCCTCGGGCAGAAGGCGGGCAGGGTCCTTGAGGCCTTCTCCCTGCCCTTCTCCATGGCCGAGACCATCAACCGCCTCAGCACCGCACTGGCAACCTACCGCATGGTAAAAGACGAGCAGGCCTTCCAGCGCATCCAGAAGTTTGCCAGCAACGTGGGCACCCCCATCCGGGATCGCATCGAGGCGGCGAAGTTCGCCGTGGAGGAAACCCAGTTCAGCATGAGCAAGCCCTTCCGTGCCCAGTACATGCACGGCCTGGTGCCCGGCCTCATCTTCCAGTTCGCAACCTTCCCATTCAAGATGCTGGGCTTCATACGCCGGGCCGCCGAGTACTACGGGGGCAAGGGCATCATGGCCACCGACGAAGGCAAGAAGGTGCTGGGCCTCATGCTGCTGGGGGTCTTCGCCACGGCAGGATTGTGGGGCCTGCCCTTCGCGGGACCTGCCGGGGATCTCATCGACAAGCTCACCAACATGGTGGGCCCCTACGTTGGCCTCAGCCCCACCGCCCTCAAGGCGCAGTTGCGCGAGACCATGCAGCAGTTATTCAAGGAGGTGCCCTCCCTGCAGTTCCTCGGCACTCCGGCAGAGCTGGCTGACTACGTCCTCAATGGTCCCTTCCGGGCAACGGGAATAGATATCTCCAAGCGCACGGCCCTGGACCTCAACCTCAACAACATGCTCACCATGGACCTCATGAACATGGGTCCCCTCATGGGTGCCGTGGTTGGAGGCGCGGAGGAAGCCTACAAGTACCAGCAGAAGGGCATGCCCCTCATGGCCCTGGCGTCCCTCATGCCGGTGGCCTTTCGGAATGTGGCCCGGGCAGTCACCATGCGCGACCTCGGCTTCGTCACCCCCGGAAAACTGGAGCCCGTGCTTCCCGCCAAGGAAATGCAGGAGCCCAAGGAGTTCCTCAAGGTTGCCGCTGGCTTCACTCCCACCGACGTGGCCCGTACCCGCGAGGCCAAGGGGGAGACCAAGGAACTGGGGACGCGCATGGACCGCATCCGCAAGTCCTACAGCGACAGCATCGCCGTGGCCCAGGCGCGGGCAATCCAGACCGGGGATCCCTCCTACCGCCAGGAAGCCCAGAGGTTGCGGCGCGAGATTGCCGAGTACGACAAGGGCCGACCCCTGCGAGACCGCATCGTGCAGGACGCCGACTCCTTCCAGAAGAGCATCGCCAAGAAGATGCAGGAGTTCCGCCAGCCCCTCACGCTGGAGGATGTGCCCAAGTCGGTACGCCCCGAGCTTGCGCGCAGGATACGGGAACTCAAAGAAATGTCTTGACCCGGGTACCCGGAGTACCTAGAATTCAAGCATGCTGCACATCTTCATTGGCTATGACTCTAGGGAGGACATCGCCTACAAGGTAGCCGCGCATAGCGTCAAGCGGCATTGTAGCGTCCCTTGCGTCGTCACCCCCCTCAAGCTCGATGGCCTCAAGGCTGCAGGGAAGTATTGGCGCACATCTTACAGGGAAGGCAATCAGATGATCGACATGGGGGACGGTCGTCCGTTCTCCACCGACTTTGCCTTTTCGCGCTTCCTCGTACCTCACCTGGCGCTTCGCAACGGGATCGAGGGGCACGTCGTATTCATGGATTGCGATTTCCTCTTCCTCGACGACATCCAGAAGATGCTCCAGTTCTGCGATCCCGAGGTGGCAGTCTCTGTGGTGAAGCACAAGTTTGTACCCAAAGAAACTATCAAGATGGACGGGATTGCGCAGTCTCAGTACCAGCGCAAACTGTGGTCCTCCCTCATGGTTCTGAATACGCGTCACTCCCACTGCCGGAAGCTGGACCTCGAAACGGTCAACACCCAGAAGGGGTCTTACCTGCACGGTTTCGAGTGGACGGACTCCATAGGGGAAATCGACGAGACGTGGAACTGGCTTCCATATCACAGCCCCACTACTCGCTACTCCTACGACAGCCCGAAGGCAATCCACTTCACTGACGGGGGACCGTGGTTCCCCAACTACAAGGACATCCCCTACTCCGCCGCTTGGTATGCGGAGAAGGCGCTGGTGGAAAACGACTTCGCCAACTGGAAACATACGGTGGACCTCTTCCGATGAGAATCATTACTTCCTGGGGCCCCAAGGGCTGGGACCTTTACGGCAAGAACTTCCTCGACTCAACCCGCCTGTGGGACTCCAACATCCAGCTCACCGTCTACGTAGACGGGATGGACCCCGCCGAGGTCACCTGCAACCACAGGGCCCTGGCTGTCAAGCGCCTTGAGGAAGTGGAAGGTTTCAACGAATTCCGCGCTGCCCACCCTGACAAGAATGGGAACACCCCGGAGGGTTACAACTACCGACTCGATGCGCTGAAATTCTGCGCCAAGGTCTTCGCCCTCCACGATGCCGCCCGTGATCCCGAGCCCTTCATCTGGCTCGACGGGGATGTCATCACCACCAAGCCCCTCACCCTGGCATGGCTGCGGGATGTGTGCAAGAGTCACATCACCCACCTGGGGCGCAAGGGCATCAACTATAGCGAGACCGGCTTCATCTACTTCGAGGGCAACGAGGCCCGCACCGTCATTGCCGACATGTACGACATCTACATGTCCGGGGAGATCTTCAACTACGCCGAGTGGACCGACGCCTTCATCTTCGAGCGTGTGCTCACTCTCCACAAGATGCACGGGCTTGAAGCCCACAACCTTGTCCACCCCGAGTATGTCGGACTCGACGCGTTTGAGCATAGCGCGATCAACGATGTGTTCGTACATCTCAAGGGTAACCGTAAGACCAAGGTCGTCCAGGGCCTCAAGACCCGATATGACCAGCTCCTCGCGCTCGTCCAGCACTACATGCCCCGCGTCATCCTTGAGACCGGGACGTGGGATGGCGGACGTGCCGTGGCCATGGCGCAGGTTGCGTTTGGCAAATGGGATCACGTTGTCTATCATGGATATGACCTCTTCGAGGAAGCTACGGGGGATACCGACGCCAAGGAGCACAACGTCAAGAAGCACTACTCCTTGGAAGACGTGACAGCAAAGCTCACCGAGTTTGCCGCTGCCATGAAGGAGAAGGGCAAGCACTTCGAGTTCCATCTCCATCGAGGCGACACGAAGGAAACGCTGCGCGACGTGGCGGGCGTGGACTTCGCGTGGCTCGACGGCGGCCACTCGGTGGCGACCATCGCACATGATTGGGAGCAATGCAAGCGCATCCCCGTCGTGGTCTTTGACGACTACTACGTGGCGGACAAGGACGGCGCGATGCCCGCCCAAGAGTTCCGTGGGGTCGAGGCCACCTTCACCAAGATCCTCCGGGAGAAGCGGGTCTACAAGTCCAAGGACCAGGTGCAGGGAGGGGGCATCGTCAACATCGCGGCGGTGGGTGAGGGCCTCCCTGACTTGCCAGGTGCCGGGATGGGGGCAATGCCCCTCAAGGTCACGGCCCAGGACTGCATGCCCAAGGACCACATCATCAACAACGTCAAGGAGAACATGGCGCTGATCCCCCGGTGGATCACCAAGGCCAAGCCCCATGACAGGAAGCTGGTGATTGTATCGGCGGGCCCCGACATCCACAAGCGCAAAGACAAGATCATCAAGATGTGGCGCGAAGGTGCCGACATCGCGGTGGTGAAGCATAGTTTGCCCACGGTGGTGGGTTGGGGCGTGGACCCTGAGTACCTCGTGCTGCTGGATCCCCGCACCGTCGATGGCATCTCCACCCACGGCATCAAGCGCACCGATCTCCTTGGGGATATCCCGCCCACCATGAAGGTGCTGGTGGCATCGATGTCGGATCCCAGCGTCACCAAGCACGTACTGGGCAAGACCCGCAACGTGTGGGGCTGGCATGCCATGACGCAGGCCCTCATCAAGAGCGAGGTCTTCCCGCCCGGATCCCTCCTCATCAACGGGGGGACGTGCGCTGCATGGCGGGCCCTGTCCCTCTGCCAGTCCCTGGGGTATAGCGAGTTCCACCTCTTCGGCTTCGACTTCTGCTACCCCGAATCCCAAATTGACAAGACCGTCAAGGACGAGCAGGGCCGCCCCAAGTACATGGAAATCACCATCGGGAAGACAGGCAAGAAATTCTGGAGCACGGGGGAGCTGATTGCCGCATCGCAGGATGCCCAGTACTTCTTCGAGAATTCCAGGCAGATGGGCTTCCGGGTGTGGTGCTATGGGGAAGGCATCGGGCCCACCATCTGGAAGCTCGTCCTGGGGGAGAAGAAGCAGGATCTGCCCAGCCTCAAGGAGGTCTTCCTGTGAATATCCTGGTGCTGCCGGATAGCCATGCCCGCCCGGGGGTCAACCCTCGGAGGTTTCGCTGGCTCCTCAAGTACCTGCAGGACAGCAACCCCGACATGCTGCTATGCCTGGGGGACTTGGCTGATATGCCCTCCTTGAGTAGCTACGATGGTAGTGCCCTTACGGGTAGCGCGCGGCGCAAGGCATCCTTCGATGGGCGCACCGTCTCTGCCGACATGACGGCGGCCAACACCGCCCTGCGCATCATCGGGGAGTGGAGGGGCAAGAAGGTCTTCCTCATGGGCAACCACGAGACCCGCATAGATAGGGCCCTGGACAACGTGCCCGAGTTGCGGGGTACCCTTAGCACCACCAACCTTTTCCTCCATGGTTGGGAGGTGGTGCCCTTCCTTGAGGAGTACGAGGTGAAGGGGATGGCGGCCTCCCACTACTTCGTCACGGGGGTGATGGGCAAAAGTGTGGGCGGAGAGTACCCGGCGGCCACCCTCCTCAAGAAGCAGTATCGCTCATGCATCATGGGGCATAGCCACATTTGGGACGTGGCGGTGCGCAAGGGCAAGCACAAGATGCTGGGGCTGGTGGCCGGGTGCTACCTTGACCCGCTGCAGAAAGAGGTGTATGCTGGTCCCGCCCAAGATATGTGGACTTCTGGCCTCACTCTACTTAAGGGTGTATCGGGCGGGTTCCCCCATGACGGCTGGGAATTCATCAGCACCAAGAGGTTGGAGCAGGAATATGGCTAAGACCCCCGCGTGGCAGCGCAAGGAAGGCAAGTCGGAATCCGGCGGCCTCAATGCCAAGGGGAGGGCCTCCTACAACCGCGCCAACCCCGGCAAGCCCGGCCTCAAGGCACCGCAGCCGGAGGGTGGACCCCGCCGGGATAGCTTCTGTGCCCGCATGAAGGGCATGAAGAAGAAGCTGACTTCCTCGAAGACTGCCAACGATCCCAACTCTCGTATCAACAAGTCCCTCCGTGCATGGAAGTGCTGACATGGCAAAATCAACCCCCAAGAATCCCAAGCTGTGGGCTGCCGCCAAGGCCGCCGCCAAAGCCAAGTTCGATGTTTACCCCAGCGCCTATGCCAATGCGTGGGCTGCCAAGGAGTACAAGAAGAAGGGCGGCAGTTGGGGAGGCGCGGACAACCGCGTGAAGAAGAAGTGAAGGGCGGACTCGGCAAATGGTTTGGCGAGAAGTGGATTGACGTAAAAACCGGCAAGGCCTGCGGGCGCAGTGGTGCGGAGAAGGGCAAGCGGGGCTATCCCGCATGTCGTCCCGCCGCTGCTGCAGCCAGGATGACCCCAGCGCAGAAGGCCACCATGGCCCGCAAGAAGACGGGGCCCCAAAGGAAGAGTTGGCCCGTTAGCCCCTCGGGAGCAAGGAAGGGAGAGTAACATGGCGAAGAAGTGGATCCAGGAAGCGGTGAAGAAGCCGGGCGCTCTGCGCAAGGCGCTGGGTGCCAAGGAGGGCCAGCCCATCCCGGCTGCGAAGCTGGCCAAGGCTGCCAAGGCTCCGGGCAAGATGGGCCAGAGGGCTCGCCTCGCCCAGACCCTCAAGGGATTCAAGAAGTAATGTTGCCCATCGTTACTGCGCTGCTGCCCGTGGTGGGCGGCCTCCTCGACAAGCTGATCCCCGACAAGGCGGCGGCGGAGAAGGCCAAGCTGGAGATGCAGGTGCGCCTCATGGAGATGGCGCAGCAGGGTGACCTCGCCCAACTTGAGGTCAACAAGGCAGAGGCTGCCAGCGACGGCATCTTCAAGGGCGGGTGGCGGCCCTTCATCGGGTGGGTGTGTGGTGCCGGTCTGGCCTACCAGTTCCTGGCGCGGCCCATTCTCCCGTGGCTGCTGGGTGCCATGGGTGTGCAGGTGCCTCCCATGCCGGGACTTGACGGTATGCTGTGGGAGTTAGTGTTTGCCATGCTGGGCATGGGCGGGCTGCGCAGTCTCGACAAACGTATGAAGTCCTGACATGAGGGATAACTTCGGAGCCTGTCTTGCTGAGGTGCTGAAGCACGAGGGCGGGTGGAGCCAGCATCCCCGCGACCCAGGTGGGGCCACCATGCAGGGTATTACCTTAGCTACTTACAGCAAGTATCTGGGCAGGCAGGCCACGCCCGACGAGCTGCGCCGGATGCCCCAGCAGCACCGCGACACCATCTACCGCCAGTTCTACTGGGACAAGGTGCGCGGGGATGATCTACCCCGTGGGGTGGATTTGTGCCTCTTCGACTATGCCGTGAATTCGGGGCCGGGCAGGGCTATCCGCGATGCACAGAAGGTCGTGGGTGCGGAGATCGATGGCATCCTGGGGCCCAAGACCTTGTGGGCCGTGCAGAAGGCGGATGCTGCCACGCTGGTGACGGAGGTGTGCAAGTCGCGCCTCTCGTTCCTACATACCCTGCCCACGTGGGATGTCTTTGGTGGGGGGTGGCAACGCCGCGTCAAGGAAGTCGAGGAGAAGGGGAGGGCGATGTGCGCTACATCCTAGCTGCGCTGCTGGCGCTGGTACCCGGGGTGGCATGGGCAAATTGTGGGCCCGCAGACAAGGTTGCCCAGTACCTCCTTGACTATTTCGGGGAGAGGCCTCAGGTTACCTTCTCGGCACCGGAGATCATTTACACCCTCTATGTGGGCTCCAACGGGTGGACGCTGGTGGGAGTGAAGGGCGACGTTGCCTGCATCGTTACAGAAGGAAAGGCTTGGAAGTTCCATGGCACACTATAACGAGAGCTGGGACCTGCCCCCGCTGGTGGGTAGCTGCTACATGTATGGGCCGCAGGTGGGGACTTCCGAAGATAACTTGAGGGCCGCAGTGGAGGGATACCTGCGGGATCATCCCGAGATGGAGGAAGTCTTCCTTGAGGTGGCCCACGCCTTGGGCTGGACCTCGTGAAAGAGGGTGACCTCTACTATTTGGAATGGGTTGATGCTGCTACCCTCGGTGGGCACGAGTGGCGGGAGAAGCGCGAGATCGATGCGCTGCAGACTCCCCACATCAAGACCGTGGGTTGGGTCCACAAGGTGACGGATACCAGCGTACTCATCGTGAGTACCATGGACCTGCATGATACCAATGACCCCAGCTACTGGGGTGAAATGATGATACCCAAGGGATGCATCACCAAGAAGAGGAAGATGCGATGACCATCACGCGCGCCCAGATCTCGCAGCAGGTGTCGAAGCCCCCCATGAAGAAGAAGATGGCGCAGGGCAAGCCCAAGGATATCAGCAAGCTGGCCAAGAAGATGCTCAAGGAAATCAAGCGTGGATAACGTCTTCAACTTCCCCGACATGAAGGTCAAGGTGAGCGACGAAGAGATCACCAAGGAACTCCTCACGGTGCTTGAGGGGATGCGCAAGTGCGTGGAAGAGGGAGATGCCGAGTGCATCCTGGTGGTGGGCTTCACCCGCAAGGACGCAATCTTCGGTGCCTTCGGAGGCATGATGAATCCCATTGCCATGGCAGGCCTGCTTGAACGAGTCAAGCTCCAGCTACTCACGACCTAAGTACAAGGGCTACTACGAAACCACGTACAAGGGCATCAATGGCGTACCCCGTGGGTTCACTGCCCATGAGTACATGCGCATATGCAACTGCCTGCCCAAGTTGGGAGTGCTGCGGCGCAACTGGTTGAGTACCATGCTGCGCAGGAACATAGGCTTCCAGGACTTCACGTATCTGGTGAACTACCTGCAACGAGATGGCAGGCTCAAGGGATATGAGGCGCTTCCGGCACCCAAGGTCACGAAGAGGAAACGCAGGCTCAAGCCTTCAGGGCCCGGGTGTCCACGATCTCCTTGATGCGGGAAAGCTGGGAGATCAGCTCGGTGCGCTCGAATCCTTGGTACTGGAGGTCGAGGAGTTCCTCCAGGAGGGCATCGATAGGGACGATGAGTGATGTGCCCTCGTGGGGCCCGGTGTCGCACTCGATGTGCACGGCCCCGTCCCACAGACAGATGCTCATGTTGAGGGTGAGGTTGACCCGTATGGGGTTCATCTCCATTGGATCTCTCCGTATTCGCCTGGCTTGAGGGTGCGGATTTCCCAAGGGTCGAGAGCGTAGGGCTCGCCGCCGTCGAGGTTCTTGTAGATCTGGCAGAAGCTGATGGGCCGCCCAGCGAAAACGCGGGAGAGGGCAGCGCCATAGACTTCGCGCAGCTTCTTTTCCACGTTGCGCTTGCGGGTGAGCTTAACCTCCACCACCACGATGGGACCCTGCCGTGGGATGACGATGATGTCAGGCTGGCACACCGCCTTGTCCCAGTAGATCCACTGCCCATGGATGATGAAGTCGTGGAGGCTGCCCTGCTCCGCCATGTAGCGCACCACCTTCTTCTCGTAGAGGATGCCCTTGCGCTGGATACGTGAGGGCTTGTCCTTCGAGAGGAAGCTGGGCCTATGCCCGAGAGTTGGCGAGGACATCGAGGACGGCTCCCACGATCTCCACGGGGTTGCCCTCCTTGTCGCGCAGGGCTGCATCGCGCATGGTTTCGAGGGGCACTCCGTGCTGCAGGGCGAGGGAGACGAGGGTGGCGGCAGTGCAGCAGATGGCGTAGAGGTCGGTACCGGCGCGGGGTCCCGAGATGAAGACCTCCCACACCTTTCCTTGGAGGGTGGAGTAGCTCAGGTGGTAGCGTTCCCCGTTGAAGTAGAGATCCTCGATGGTGCTCTCACGTCGATTGGGGAGGCGGAAACGAGAAACTGAGATTGCTTCGCAGGACATAGACGGATCCTTCCTTCTCGACTCGGATGTCGATCTCGATGTCTTTCTTGCGCCAGTAGGCGCGGATGCGGTTGGCTAGTAGCAGACTGTAGTGGCGCGAGTCAAGGTAGTCAGGCGAGTCCATCTGGGTTGTCCTTCTTCTTCTTGCCCCAGTTCATCCCGACCTGGGACTCCCACGGGATAAGCATGGTGCGGGTCTTGCCCCAAATATCCCGCACTTCCAAGGTACGTGTCAAGCATTTAATTATCTCTGGTACAAGAATATCCTTGCGCTCGATGGGTACCTGGCAGAAGGAAGCATCATGGATGTTGTTTAGTATCTGGACTTCGGGCAGGGTGTTGCGAATGGCGAGCAGGCCGTTGGAGGTCATGTCCCCCACGGTACTCTGGGGGGTGAAGGCGATGGCGGCTCGCACGGTGGCGTCGTCATGAGGGTTGCCCCAGAAGTTTCGGACTCTGCCGAAGGGGGTGGTGAGTTTGCGCACGGTCTGGAGTTGCTGGGCTACCCACACCTGCCACTTGCGCAGGTTGGGAAATGCGCGGAAGTACTTGGACTGGAAGTCCTCGATGATGGGCAGGTCTACCTTGAGGACGCGAGCAATGGTATGAGCTGATCCACCATAGTTGCTGCCATGAGCTGCTCGCTTTGCGATATCGCGAAAGGACATTTCTCGATAGTACTTGCGATCCGCCAGGTCGCGCTTAGGTTCAAAGCCGAAGACCATGGAGGCCACCATGGTGTGGACATCACCGGATTCGATTGCCTGTATGTACTTGTCATCACCGGCCAGGTATGCAACAACTCGGGCTTCAGCACCTTGTTGATCGCAGTTGACGAAGATGTAGCCAGGATCCGGTATGAATATGCGACGGATGTAGTCATCGATGTTTTGAAGATTAGATCCCCAACCAAATGGATGGCTACTACTGCTCCAGCGCCCGGTATCCGTGCCGCCAATATTGAAGCTAGCATGCCATCGTGCGTCAGGGGAAAGGTCCTTGGTGAGGGTATCAATGGTCTTCTCCAGGTCCCGCATGGCAAGCAGGCAGGCAGTGATGGGGATGGCGCGCACGTAGTCACGTTGCAGGCGCTCAAGGGTATCGCGGTCGGTGGAGATCTTCTTCTCGCCCTTCTTCGATACGTAGACCTCGGGCAGCATGAGGTCCTTGTAGAGCAGGGTCTTGAGCTGCATGGGGCTGCGCGGGTTGACCTTGCGCCCGAAGACTCCGGTGCAGATGGAATTGAAGACGTGGCACGTTCGGTCCCGTTGCTCGCGAAGATGGAGGACCATCTCGTCGCGCCGCTGCATGTCGATGCGGATGCCGCGCCGCATCATGTCAAGGACGAGGGGCAGGAGGCTGCGCTCGAACTCGTAGGTGGAACTGCGCGGAATGCAGGAGGCGATCTCTTGGGTGAGCATGCCATCCAGCCCGTTGTACACGAGGTACTGGAGGGGGAAATCCATCTCGGGCAGGGCATCGCTGTAGAGGGTCTTCATCTGATGTCTCGTTCCATGGCGAGCACGAGGGTGAGCATGAGGTGGTAGGCTTGGGGGAGGGGCAGGATGATGCGCCGGAGGGATCCCTGCTCCACGACGTTGAGGACTATGCCGTCTCTGGTGCGAGTTGCATAGGCCAGGGTGGGTTCCTGGTAGTTCATCGCCGCAGGGTTTCGCCCCGCTGGATCATGCCCTCCACGCGGGCACGGAAGGACGAGTACTCGATGTCCAGCAGGTGGCACATGCCCTTGAGTTCGGTGGCGGAGACAGAGAAGATCACGCTGCGGGCGCTGTTGCGGATGGGGTCGGGGACGTGGGGATTGGTTGCGTCGTCAACGGCCTGGATGATGATGGCGAGGAGGAGCTTCTCTTCCGGCAGCAGGGGTCGGCCTTGGATTTCCTCGGCCAGATCGTATTTGATGTCGTCCCAACCGCTGGATATGAGAAGCTCACTCATCCTTCTTGTTCCGATCCTTTACCTTGCCGACGCGCATGAGCTTCCACGACTTCTCGTTGCAGTAGATGCTGCCAAGGAAACCCAAGGACTTGGGCCATTCGATCTCATTACTATGGCTCATGAGCATGGTGTCGTCAACAACTCCCGGTACGTGGATACCGTGGGCACCAAGGTAGGTGAGATCGTAGGTGGCGTTCTGGGCCACCCGCTTGAGGGGAAGGAGGAAGAGCAACTGGATGAGGGCCCAGAGCTGGAGTTCATCCTTGAAGGAGAAGGTGGAGGTGGGGTTCCAGAAGGGAACCACGTAGACCTCGCGGGAGGAGGGGGCAAAGCAGATGACGGTGATCTGCTGGGCCTTGGTTTCCACGTCGAAGGCGAAGGATCCGGACTTGACGCAGGCGTCAATGCATCGATGCATGTCGCCGGGGTTCTCCACTATGTGGAGGGTGCGCCGGGGGAATACGCTGCGTGGTTTGAGGGATTCCTGCCAGGCCTTCTTGAGGTCCATGGCGAGGACGGGCAGGAGGGAGTGGTCCTTCAGAAAAGACCGGGGATTGTGGGTTGGCAGGACACGGATGTTGTTCCAGTAGAGGATTGTTCCCCGGTGATCCAGCATCTTGTCGCCCGTGAGGCACCAGAGGGCAAGGTCACCCATAGGGACAAGGAACTTCTGCTTGCTGCACTCGTCTCGTACTCGATGGTAATCTGGCAGAAACTCTGACTTGAGGTAGCCAAGCTGGGAGTGGAGGGGGTTGCCTCTCGCTTCATCCGGGCAGTCCTTCCTTGCGTGGAAGTAGGTAGAGGGGTTGGAGAACCTGGGCAGGGTGTGGAAGAGGAAGGTCATGGGCGGCTGGGGCATGCCCGCATAGCGCATGGCAATGCCCAGCATCTTGGCCGGGAACCCCGTTACGCTGCTACCGCTGCGCAGGTCATGCACTGAGGGGTAGTCCAGCACCATCATCATATCACGGCAACCACGTCCTCGATAGGGTGGGGGATGCCGCCCCCTCGCTCACCACTGGGCAGGTGACGCCCGACACTCAGGCTGCGGAGATGTTGATGCACTCCCAGTAGGTGCGGTCGCTGCCATCACGCGCCTTCTTCTGGACGAAGTCGAAGGACACCTTCTCCATGACGATGCTGTCCGCCAGCTCCTTGGCAGTACCCGGCTTGAGGACGCTGGGGTTGACCCGCTTCACGACACCGGCCAGGCGGGGGATGGCGGGCTTGGTGTCGTAGAAGGTCTCCGACTTCAGCTCCACGGACATCTCCACGCCCTCAGTATCCTGGCCCGACAGCGGCTCCTCGGCACGGATGAGGAAGCGCACCGTGGTGGTGCCCTTGGCGGTTTTGCCATTGAGGATGCCACAGATGACGCCTGCATACTTGCCCGGCGGGAGCCAGCGGCGGCCCTCGAAATCCTCGAGAGTATAGATCTGGTCAGACATTTTCTTTCCTTTCAGGTTTCGATCTGCTTGAAGATTGCGCCGAGATCGAATGGCGCTTCTGCATTGACCCGATGGGGTGCACTGCATTTCAGGTAGGACATGTCCCGCGTGGTCTGCGTATGGAGGACTGGCTTGCCGTCCTTGCGTGTTGCGAGCCAGACGTTGTTCATGTAGCGAGCTACCACGTTGGGGAGTTGCTGTCCTAGGAAACTTGGGAAGGCGCGCATGATTCCGCCCGTCTTCTTGTTCTCGATCATGCGAATGTGCGAGATGAGAATCAAGTGGAACTTGTAGCGGTCGGAGGTGAGGCGGGCAACCTGCGTCTCGAAGCGTTTGTTCATGACGCCCCAGAGGGACTGGTCGAAGCCAGCCTTGTCGTCGGCAATGCCGTTCTCCTTGAGGACCTGGGACATGCAGGTATCGTTCCAGAAGGAGGCACTGTCCACCACGAGGACGGTGTTGCTGTCCCAGGTGGTGAGGTCCCCGAGGTCTTCGTCGGGCAGGGTCCACTTGGTGGTGATGCTCACCGACTTCTTCCACGAGTCCGGATCCTTGGCCGGGATGGAGAAGTAGGAGATGTTGTCCGCCTTGCTTGGCTTGAGGTAGGCGTTGAGGATGGCGAGATTGTTGTCGAGATCGAGGATGCGCACCTTGTAGTCGAGGTTGGCAAGGGTGGCCAAGAGGCCGGTCTTTCCTGCGCCGGGATCCCCCAGCAGCAGGAGCTTCATCCTGCGCTGGTTGGGATGCTGGGAGAAGGTTGGCATGATGCACTCCAATCTATTTCATCAAGATAAGCCCACGACATCGTGCCGTCGGGCAGGATGATGTCGTAGCTGGTTCCTAGCTCGACCGTGTAGCGTTCGTCAAGCACGATCTTCACGAGGGTGCCAGGGCCGTGGCCGTTGATGGTGGCAGTGAGGGGTACTACACGTTGCGCCATAGGGTGTATGCTCCAAGGAGGGGAAGCAGGAAGATGGATGCCCACCACATGAGGGCAATGAGGATGCCCAGCACGAAGAGCAGCAGCACCAGGAACTCAGAAGTCGCAGCGTATGCCCGCTTCACGGAGGAGATCGCGACTTCGCTGTACCTCTTCGCCCCATCGAGAAGCAAAGTCGGCAGGCATTTCAGGTGATACCACACGATAGATTCCTTTCGAGATGATACTCAGGGTGCAGTTGCAGCAGGGTGGATGGGTGGTGTAGAGGGTGGCACCTTGCGTGGGGAAGGCGGCATTGTCAAGCACGTTTCGTTCGGCGTGTTGCGTGAGGGCAAGGCGGGTACTGCGGCACTGGAGGCGCGCGTTGCTATCCTCAATGCCGGTGGGGAAACCGTTGTAGCCTAGGGCGACGTGGCGCTTGTCCCTGCCCACCAATACGGCACCTACCTTGGTGCTGGGGTCCTTGCTCCAAAAGGATACGTGGGTGGCGAGGGATAGGAAGCGTTGGTCCCACTTCATGAGATGCGCCAGATGCGAAGGCCGGGGACGGAGTCCTCGACGGTGGTGCGGGTGGTGAACTTCTTGCCTGTCTTCTTGGCAAAGGAGGTGGCTGAGTTGTGCACGGTGCTGCGCATCCGTGCGGTGTTGCAGTTGGGCAGGAAGAAGGAATCCCCAATAGCCATGTCGGGGAAGGGGTACTTGCGCTTGCGCCCCCTGTCCGGGGAGGGGATGGGAATGTTGCTCTGGATGTTCATGTCTTTCTCCTTAGGGTGAGTTCATAGCCAAGGGAGTTGGCCATTGCACGGAAGGCACTGAGGGTAGGGGATCCCCGGCTGAACCAGCGGCGAGGGGTCTTCTTGTCCACGCCTACCAGGTTACACAGGTCCATGACATGACCCGGATGCTGAAGCAAGAGGGCATGAAGCTCCTTGATGACGGGGTCCACGGCAGGATGTACCGGCATGAAGGATCGGGCACCCACTGCCTGGGCTTGCTTGGATTTCATTTCTTTCTCCCCTTGTATGGGTTGTCGCCACTCCGCCGGTAGCCGTGGCCCCAGCCTTCCTGCCACACTTTCGCGCAGCGTTT